TTGTAATTTTCAAAAAAAAATTTTAGGCAATGAAAATGGAGAATTACAACAATGGCATATTATATGTAGACCTAATCATCCGTATTTAAAAGCAGTTATTAATAATGTCATTAATAACATTTTGAATTATGATATAGAAAAAGATGGGGTTGGTAAGATAGGAGTTCTTAAAGTTACCGGTCCTATTATATATACTCAAACTATAGAACCAATGTTACATGAGTATAATCATAAACTGTATAAAACAAACGAGTATATTGGGTTAGTTTATAATAATCTATATACCAATGTTTTTTTGTTCTCTCATAACATGTTTGACAATAAAAGAAATTATAAAAAACTTAATACACCAATTATAATAAATAACAATGGCATTTTTTAGTAAATGCATATATTCAAATAATATAAACCAAATAGTGTATATTATCGGAACTTTATTATTATTAGTATCTAGCTATATTTTATACACAAAATTTAATTTTGTTAAAAAGGAGTTAGCAAGCTGTAGGAGCAGTATGAGAGATTAAATATTAAAAATTTCATTAAAAATTTTATAAAACATTCCTTTAGCATTAAGAGTTTGTAGTATATTATATAATCCATGAGGAATTTTATTAAAATATACCATATTAGGTGGTAATTTCCATTCGCTTAACATTAAAGTATTTTTTTCGTCTGATTTGAATTTCCATTCTTTTGTAAATTCAAATTCTTGTTCTACAATCCATGGAGTATATTGTATATTAAAATAAGTATATGCATATTCTTTTGACTCTTCTGATACATTTTCATTTATAATATTTAATTCTGTTAGTATTTCAAAAAATAATTCTTTGTTTTCAGTTTTAAGAGAATTATGCAATCTTTTTAAAGATTTTACCATATCTATAGGTAGATAATTAATACATCCAAAATCAATAATTGATAGTTGATCATTATCTTGAATGATTATGTTACCGTAATGTGAGTCAGAGTAGAATAAATTGTTTTTGTATATATTAGTAAAAATAAATTTAACTAAATCTAAAGCTATTTTATTTTTAGATTCTTGAGTAGCATTAGCAATAAATTCACTTAAATTTTGTCCTGATAAAAATTCTGTAACTATCAGTTTATCGGTAGATAGTGAATCGTATACTTTTGGTATATAAATATCGGTATCTTTCCATAAATTATACATAAGTTGATGATTTAGTGTTTCTTTTTTATAATCTAACTCTTCGTATACACATTTTTTAATGTCTTTAATAGCTTCTTTCATATCAGCAAACGAATATAAAAAAGTAGTTAACAAATTAAGAACTTTTATATCATCTTCCATTTGTTCATACAAACCGGTGTATTGTATTTTTACAGCTACTTTTGATTTATTTTCATCTTTCAGATTGCCTATGTGAACTTGTCCGATGCTTCCACTTTTAAAAATATTGTAATCAACAGTAAAATGATCATTATTTTTCAAATAATCTTTTAAGTATTCAACAGTTTTTTCTTTTGAAAATGGCTTACACTCTGAAAATACGGAGCAATCTTTGTCTTCATAAGAAACCATTTGAGCTATTTTGCTAAATAATCCACCGTGTTGTTCAAATGTTTTACGAAGAGCATGTAAACGTTTTCCATTATTTATAACCACGTTATCTGTTTTATGATCATCAGTAATAAATAAATTATATACAAGAGATGCACCTATTGATCCTATTTTATACATTAGTTTTTTTATTAACTATAATATTATTTTATTTCCTTAAATAGCAACCATTTATATATTGGAAAATGATAAAATATATAGACAAAAATTGATATACATAATCTGATTACATTTACATACCTATTCCATTTAGTATCGAAAAACACTTTGTTATGTATTTGTATATGTTTTTTCACATTAACAAAAATGAAATGCGATATAATTATAGCTACAAAAGAACTTAATATATAAAGGTAAACAACCTTGTTTTTAACATTTAAATTTTTCATAAAGATTTTTTTCTGAATAAAAAAATCTATAAAATACGAAACAAATAAACCTGTTAAGTTTGATAATTCATAATTAATACTTTTATCTAATTTTATACTAACACCTATAGCAACCATCGTGGTCAGTAAAAAAAAGGCTAAACCATACAATAACTGTTTTATATTCTCTACAATTGAACTCATTTATAATATTAAATTACGGATAAATAATTTATTTAATATTATAAATGACTAATTTATTGTTAACTCCAAAAACTATAATACAAAAAGTATATCAAATGACTTATGATACTATTTCAATTTTTGATAACAATGGACTTTTTTATTTTGCAGACGGTGGAACTCTTCTAGGATGTGTACGTCATAAAGGAATTATTCCATGGGACGATGATGTAGACCTTTGCATAATGGAATCTGATACAACAAAATTTTTAAGTTTGCGTAAACAATTCAAAAAATGTGGTTATGGAATAGTTAAAGCATACGATGCTTTTGGAGCTACGTTTGGATATAAAATATTTTATTTATCACGTAAACATATAAAAGGATTTAATTATTCTTTTCCATTCATAGATATTTTTTTGTACAAAAAAATGGGATCTAAATTTAAACCTGCGTTAAAAGATGCTAGGGATATTTGGCCTGCTGAGTGGTTTAAACCAGATGAATTATTTCCTCTTAAAAAATATAAATTTGGAAATTTTGAACTTAATGGTCCTAATAAATATGATGAATATTTTAATCGTCTTTACGGTAAAGACTGGAATGATGTTGCATACAGACAGTATAATCACGCAAAAGAAGAAGAAGTAACAAAAGTAAAAGTAAAATTAACTGAAAAAGATAGAGTTCCTGCACAGCCTACATATATTAAAACCAAATCTTGTATAGAAACATCAATTAAAAATATTTTTAATTCTTTAACATCTAAACATAACTTATATCCATTATCTATTCCATGGAGATTGAGTTATATACTACCTGTTTTAAAGGATACTGATGACGAGGAAATTAATAATACTTTAAATATATTATTATCTCCTGTAAGAAATATACATAATTTAAAATCGCAAAGTAGACAAAAGAAAATTGACAAATTTTTAAGTAAACATGAAGTAATTGTAACTATGACTACAAGCCCTCTTCGTTTAAAAAAGATTGTTGCAGTATTAAGCACTTTAGATTATACAAACATTACAAAAGTAAATATTGTTTTACCTGAAACATATGGACCAAATAATGAAACTTATAATAAAATTCCTAAAAATTTAATTAAAATAATGAAAGACATACCTAAGATTGAAATACTACGTATTAAAAAAGATTTAGGCCCAATTACAAAAATGTTACCTACTATAATGCAAACTGATGATAAAAAGTCTATTATCATCTCAATAGACGATGATGTCGCCTACCCAATGGGAATGATTAACGAATTAATTTATCAAAAAGTTTTAAAATATCCAGATGGAGTGCTTACAATGGGTGAATCAATGACATTTTTTGAAGAAGTTACTAATATGAATAAATATTGGCCTGAAATAAAAAATAAAAGACCGTTTGTTGATATAGTAGAAGGATGGTCGTCTGTCCTATATTCTCCTGATATTGTTAATACAAAATGTATGAAAAAGTTATCTAGTTTAAGCAAACAATGTTTTTTATCAGATGATTTTGTTATTTCATATGTTTTGTCTATAAGCGATAGAAAACGTATATCTATTAATAATAAATACGCGTATGATCCGTTTCCTTATTCTTATGGCACAGGAGAAGATGCTCTTCACGCCGGTAGAGGTTTAGGAGATAAAAGAGATTACCAACCTCATTCTGATGCAATAAATTTTGAAAAGTATATAAAATGTCTTGATACTATTGTTGATTATGTAAATAAAATAAAAAATTCTAAAGAAGGATCTGATCCATGTGGTTTTAGAAAAAGAGCTGAATTTGTTTCTAAAGTATGTAAAGATGAAACTATACTTAATGTAAATACACGAAGATGTGTAAAGAAAACAGGGTCTATTGGTAAACGTATTATAAAAGAACAAAAGTCACACGAGTCGGAAAAGTCAGACGAGTCGGAAAAAGAGTCAGAAGAAGAATTAGAACTTGATATTGTATGTGATAAAGGCTTTTAACTGTTAAGAAATTTAACCTACAAAGATATACATCAGGTTAAATTTTTATTTATCAACATACAAGGATATACATCAGGTTGAATTTTTATTTATCAACATACAAGGATACATTTTAATTATAATTTAAAAACAAAAACTTATATAAAAAAGAAGTGTTTATTTTATGTTGTAAATAATCTAATAGATGATTTACAACATAAAACAGTTAATTTTTTAACAAAAACATCTAATCTTATTTTTCTTCCTAATTTTGAAAGCCAAGAAATTGTGAAGAAAAATAAGATTAGATGTGAATAGAGATTAGTTACAACTGAAACATTATTTATTTCAAACAAGACTAAATGTGATGTTAGAAATTGTACTTTGGATATATGTACCCTTGAGGGTTCATCCGGAACTACAGAGACATTGTTAGTTGTAATAAATGTAATAAATGTAATAATAGAGATGTAAATGGAACAAGAAACATCGCTATTAAACGTTTGAAAGAACTCTACTTGAATACTTTCCCCGTGGAGCTACACACGGGTTAAAGGTAACTTACGAATTTAGACTGATGTTTATCTTTGTAGGTTGACTAACGTAGCGGTGTTCAAATACTACATAAAAACAAAAGTCAGGAATGTATTTAAAAACTGTATTTTTTTTACCTACAAATTATAACAAAGCATTATTACTTATGCATATTTTATGGAATTATTCAAAGTCAGATGTAGAATATCAATATATGATAGGAACATTACTAGGATATTCTATTGAAAATATAAAATATTTTATTAAAAAAACTTACAATATTTTAATTACTGATAAACAAATTAGTGTATATAATAAAAAACTTGATAATATGAAAATATCCTTGTCAGAATTAGAAGATATTAATATAGTAAAAATTGATAAAATTAAAAATATATAACATATTTTAGGAAATAAGAACATTAATAATATTTTTATTATTAATATATAAATACCTGCCTTACTTTTTAATATAAAAGATTTAATAAATTATAAAATTAATAATTTATTGTCATTTAGTAAAAGTAGTTTAGAGTTATCGCCTCCGAATGAATCATGTATAATTATTCTTATAAATAAAAAACAGTTTGACGCTATTAACAATATGCCTTCAGGAATTGAAAGTATTAATTATATACAATCAAAAGAGTTTATAAAAAACATTTATGCAACTTATCATGTAGTATATAATACTCATAAAAAAATATGTGAAATACGTTACGTTATTGATGATAACAATCATTTAAAAGAAGTACTAGAAATATTACATAAAACTTTTCCTAGAGATTTTTATATATGGTCAGGGATAATTCCTACACAAAAGTTAGACCAGTATATACAACTAGGGTTTAATAGTCCATATAAATGTAAAATTAGTCCATTAAAACATAAATCAAAAACTTCTGGTATTGCTTTTATTAAATTAAATAATCCAGAACATAAACTTGATATAAGGTCAGTGAAAAACAATGTTGAACATATTTTAAAAAAAGAAAAAAAAATTTGCAAAATGTATATTTGTTTTACAGAATCAACTATTCAATATCTAAAAAATTTAAATGAAAATTCAGATCACATCAAAAAAGAACAAGCAGGATCTCTAACTGTAAAGCAAATACATAAAAAAGATAATAAAATAGTATTTGAGTTGAAAGAAAAGGCTGATAGTGTAAGATCAGGAGACGAAGAAGAAGTTGATGCTGTGATAAGTAGATATAATTTTCATACTCATCCAAAACATTGTTATATCAACAACAATGTGAAAAACGGATGGCCATCTTCATCTGATTATGCAGCATTTGTTAAATTAGATGTTAATACCATTTTACATGTAGTTGTTACTTTAGAAGGTATTTATACTATTTCTTTTAGACCAGAATGGGTAGGAAAAAATAAAAAAATAGATACAAAGTATGTATTAGATCATTATGAAATAGATAATAATAAAAAAATAAGTTACAAAACATATGTTAATAAAATTAATAAACTAAAATACAAAAATAAAAGCCCATTATTCATTGTTACATATATGCCATGGGATAATGCAACAAATGTTTTTCCTGTTTATTTTTCAAAAACAGGAAATGATAAATGTCTAACTACAGATGCACAATTTGATATGCATACTTTTTAATTAACAATAATTACATTAATTATTGTTACTTACGTGTGTTTACTTACGTGTGTTTACTTACGTGTTTACTTACGTGTGTTTACTTACGTGTGTTTACTTCTTAGATAATTAAGAATATCGTATAATACTTCGACATCAAATCTATTATAGTGTATAATTTGTTTCATTGTTTCATCATTAGTTGTTTTATCTTTTCTTTCGTAAAAATTATGTGCTAATATCATAGCACTTACACCAGAGTTACAACACTGACTATTTAATTCTGTATTAATTAATTTATGTTTTTTCATTGCTTTTGCTATGTTTTTTAAACCAAAGTTAAAACAATCTTTAATGACGATTGGTTCAGTTGTAAAAATTTGGTACATATCTACCCAGTTATTTTAAATGTAAATAAATCTACATTACCGCTATTTTAAATGTAAATAAATCTACATTTAAAATAGCGGTTTAATAGTAGGTAGTGTTAAATTAACAGATAATAGTAGCGATAAAGATATTATTAAATTTAAAATAATTTCTACTTTCTAGAAATTATTTTAATATATTAAAATGTGAATGTTAATTGTATCAAACATTATGATTGTTAGTTATTGGTGGATTTTCGTTTAGGGGATCGTTTACGGGATTGTCTTGTAGATTTACGAGGAGATCGTTTTTTAGGGGATTTACGAGGAGATCGTCGTTTAGAGGATTTAAGTGGGGATCGTCTTGTAGATTTACGAGGAGATCGTTTTTTAGGGGATTTACGAGGATATAGTCGTTTAGAGGATTTAAGTGGGGATCGTCTTGTAGATTTACGAGGAGATTTTTTACTCTTAAAATCAATGTATCTTAATTCTTTCTTATTAACAGAATTCTTTCTTGTAAAAGAAAAAAAAGGTCTTCTGTTATCTCTTTCCATTAATTTATCATTTAAATATAATGTTTCTAATTTTGTTAATTTTTTTAATTCGTGTGTCCTCTGATTATAACTATTTAAATTTAATTTTTCTAACTGTGTTGAGTTTGATAAACTATTTCCTAAAAACTTATTATAAGATGATAAATTTAAGTCTTTTAATTGTGTTAATTTTGATAAGCTATCTTTTAACATGTGATTATAATGCTCTAAATCTAATTGTATTAATTTTGTTAATTTTGATAAACTATGTCCTAATGGGTGATTATAAGATGGTAAATATAATTTTTCTAATTGTGTTAATTTTGATAAACTATCTCCTAATGGGTGTTCAAAAGATGGTAAATATAATTTTTCTAATTGTGTTAATTTTGATAAACTATCTCCTAATGGGTGTTCAAAAGATGGTAAATATAATTCTCTTAACTGTGTTAATTTTGATAAACTATGTCCTAATGGGTGATTATAATGCTCTAAATCTAATTGTATTAATTGTGTTAATTTTGATAAACTATCTCCTAATGGGTGTTCAAAAAATAGTAAATCTAATTCTCTTAACTGTGTTAATTTTGATAAACTATGTCCTAATGGGTGATTATAATGCTCTAAATCTAATTGTATTAATTGTGTTAATTTTGATAAACTATCTTCTAACGGGTGATTATAAGATCGTAAAATTAATTGTGTTAATTGTGTTAAGTTTGATAAGATACTTCCTAATGGGTGATCATACTGTGCTAAAGTTAATTTTTCTAACTGTGTTAAGTTTGATAAACTATCTCCTAATGGGTGTTCAAAAGATAGTAAATCTAAGTGTTTTAACTGTGTTAATTTTGATAAACTATGTCCTAATGGGTAATTATAATTCTCTAAATCTAAGTGTTTTAACTGTGTTAATTTTGATAAACTATCTCCTAATGGGTGAGTATAAGATCGTAAATCTAAGTGTGTTAATTGTGTTAAGTTTGATAAGATACTTCCTAATGGGTGATTATACTCTGGTAAATATAATTTTTCTAATTTTGTTAATTTTGATAAACTATTTCCTAATGGGTGATTATAAGATCGTAAATCTAAGTGTGTTAATTGTGTTAAGTTTGATAAGATACTTCCTAATGGGTGATTATAAGATTCTAAATTTAAGTATTTTAAGTATATAGTTTCTTTTTTAGTCAATGGTTTACCATTTAAAAATAAATGATCGCGTGTTTGTGGCCAGCTGTCTGTATATTTTTCTTCATAGACAATTTTTACAATAGTTTCTTTGTTATACGCTTCATTATAAATAACATTATATTTTGCTTCTTTAGATATAAGTGTTTTATATAGATATTGTATATTTTCATATTCAAATGGTTTTGCTTTATAATAAGAGTCTCGTGTTATAACAACATATGGTCTAAACTGTATCTCTAACGGGGATGATTTGTTAATTATAATTTCTGGGTTGTATATATCTCTTTCTTGTATCTTACTTATTAATTCTTTTCTATTAATACCAATCAGATATTTTAATTTATCTTTAAAGGATAAGAAAGACACAATTGATAATAAACTCTCATCATTAATAGATACTTTTTTATCACATTTTGAGAGACAGTCTTTTTTAGTTCCGTATTCTTTATCCCGTAATGATAAGCGATTTGGGTTATTAACAGGATTACATTGTGTGCTACAAGGAAATTTTATATTTGTATAAAAAGTAACTACTGGTTTTAATTTCTCTATTTGTTCAGGAGAAAATAAGTTTAAATTATTTTTTATATTAAGATATAACTTCTTCAGAACATCTGCAGGTAAAGAAGGTAATAATTCATTATAAATAACAGTTATTGAGTCGCTTAAAAGTATTTCATTTATAACTTTATAATAAAAAGGATAAATTGATTTAGTTAATTTATCTAAATATACGAATTTATTTTTTGAATTCATTTTATTAATTGTAATTAAAAAATCATTAAAATTAAGTTTTTTAACACTTTTACTAAAAAAATTGAACAAGCAGGGGCTTTTGATGTAAAACAAATACATAATAAGATAATATTTGAATTAAAAGAAAAACACGACAGTGTAATATCAGGAGATGAAGAAGCAGTTGATGCTGTAAAAGGTAGATATAATTTTCATACACATCCAAAACACTGTTACGTTATTAATAATGTAAAAAATGGATGGCCATTTTCTTCTGATTATGTGGCATTTATTGAATTAGCTGGTAACACTATTTTACATATTGTTGTTACTTTGGAAGGTATACTATTTCTTTTGCTCCACTGGGTAGGAAAAAATAAAAAAATTGATACAAAATATGTATTAGATCGTTATTCAATAGATAATAATAAAAAAATAACTTATAAAGAATATGCTGATAAAATTAATAAACTAAAATACAAAAATAAAAGCCCATTATTCATTGTTACATATATGCCATGGGATAACGCAACAAATGTTTTTCCTGTTTATTTTTCAAAAACAGAAACTGATAAATGTCTAACTACAGATGCACAATTTGATATGCATACTTTTTAATTAATAATAATTACATTAATTATTATTAATACGTTTACTTAATTAAGTGTGTTTACTTAATTAAGTGTGTTTACTTCTTAGATAATTAAGAATATCGTGTAATACTTCAACATCAAATCTATTATAGTGTATGATTTGTTTCATCGTTTCATCATTACTTACATTAGTTGTTTTATCGGGTCTTTCGTAAAAATTATGTGCTAATATCATTGCACTTACACCAGAGTTACATTGACTATTTAATTCTGTATTAATTAATTTATGTTTTTTCATTGCTTTTGCTATGTTTTTTAAACCAAAGTTGAAACAATCTTTGATAACTATTGGTTCAGTTGTAAAAATTTGGTACATATCTACCCAGTTATTTACTTTCCAATTATTTAAAATATTAGATTTTTTATCTTTACAGTTCAAATGTCTTTGTTCTGATTTTTTCCAAAATCTATCATCAGCACACCAATACCATATTTTTGGGTAGTTTTGTTTTTTAATAAAATCATTAAATTCATTCATAATTCTATATTCTTCTTCATATGTTGCTTCGTTACAAGTAAAATTTGTGTATGTCCATTCGTTATTTGAATTATTTTTTTTCCAATATACACCAATCATAAATATAATATCTGTTTGATTTTGAACTGGTAAATCTTCAAATGAAGAAAAAATATCAGGCAATGTTTCAAAATCAACAAATACTTCATTACCACAACCAGTTTTCCAATCAAATATATTATTAATAATTTTTGCAGGACGAATTAAATCAACATTTTGTCTATTAATATCAAGAATTTCATCTACAATTGTTCCCCTTTTACCTTTTATTCCAATATTCTTGCTATTACAACGAGCATCTTTCCAACTCTTAATTCCTTTACTTAATCCGATGTTTCGGTTTTTAACTCCACAATGCCATATACTGCTTATTTCTCCTATATTTTCAGCGATTTCATCTTTATGTTTTTGCCATTTTCCAGAATCACGGCACATATTAGGATAAAGTTCTTTACGAGTTGGAGGAGTTACAGACCATTTATGACCGTGTTTTTTGTTATCCCTTAACCATTTTAAAGCATTTGATGTTTTTTCTACGTATTCTTCGTCTATCGTGTTATAATCAATAACTCCAAGTTTATTTAGACATGTAAAATTTGTATGTTTAACATCTTTTTGTGTATATTTCCAACGTCTTCCTAAAATAAAAGCATATTGAGAAGTATATCCCTGAATTAACCCAACTGCATCTCTATAAATTAAACATTGAGCTTTATATGCTGGATAGTTATCGGAATTCAATAAATGTTTTCCGTCTGCTCTTAGAGGTAAAGTAGAAAATTTTACATCAATTACCACATAATGATAGTCTTTTTTTAATAAAGGTGATGAAATTTTTTGTTCTTCAATTGTTAAAGGACATTCATCTACAATTTTATATAAATAATCACTTCTAACTAATAAATCAATAATACCATGTGTATTATTCTTTTCATTTCTAACAGGAGCAGAATGTATAATAGGAGTGCCTGCCTTCATTAGGTCTATAGTTTTTTGAACACTTTCATCTGTTATTTTATCAGAAACGTACACTACTGGAGATTTATTTGTAAAAATGTATTTAATTAATTCTTTCTCAAATTCTAATCCTTTATTAATTATAAAACTATCAAACCCATTACTTGGTGTAAAAGTGTTACTACCAGTAAAAGTGTTACCAACCTTTTTATGTTCGTGTAACCAATCAACAAGAGTATCATTAAGCATAAAATTTCTTACACGTGTAGCAGAGATATATAGACGGTTATATGTAAATAACGGTTTAGATAATTTTGGTTTTTTTGATCTAGTACAAGAAGAAACTTGTTCTAAAATACTTGAAGATACATTTTGTGTTTTTCTTTTCATATTTAATGATAGTAATTTTCTTTTTAGATTATGGTAAAAATGGTTCTACATAATCTGCATTATATCTTGAATAATGAAAATCCCAAAATTCAGGACATCCAAATTTAAATCCAGATGGGTTAGGATTTGCTTTAAACCAAAAAAGACAATCTTCTAATTTATTACTTCGTGTTGCGTTATGAATATATAATGCTGTGTAATCATCTGTTAATTGATCCATAATATCACAAAATTGACCAAAATCTGGTATAACACCAGCATAGTTTTCCCATAATGAACGACGGTTTTTAAGATTTGGTTCACGTAAAATAAATGTACCATCAACATTAGTTCTAATAACTGGTTTAACATCCATACAATACTGAAGTGATAGAATATACCACATTTTCCAATGACGAGAATTTTTGTATATACCTTGTTGGAGAGGTTTGTTGAATACAGCTGGTGTATCAGTACAATCATCTAATAAGCATACAGCCCATGGATTTGGTACATGTTTTTTTGCTATTTTTTGACGTTTGATAAAATTTTTGAGTTGGTCTTCATCGTATTTATTAAAAACAAATGTGCTAGGAAACATATTTTTATAAAATCCGTTACTATCTTCAGTACCGCTAAAAACTATACCACATGGATATATATTTTTCTTTGCATATAACAAAGCAGCTATTAAAGTAGATTTACCTGTACCTGGTTTTCCTATAACAACCGTTTTACTTCCTCCTTGATCAGGGTTCGTATATGTTTGGTTATTTGGTTGAATCAAATCAAGATCAAGCTCTTTAATGTACATATTTGTTTCAATATTACTATTCATTTGTAAATAAATATATGTATGTTTAAATTAAATTATTTTTTTATAATTTAATTATAAAAATGCCCGGATACCAAAATAATGGATATAGAATTTTAGGTAAATACGATGATAATGAAATGTTTTCAGACCAACAAGAACAAGTTCCAGTTCCGTCTCCAAGTCCAACTCCTGTCCCAACTCCTTTCCCAACTCCTTTAGTGTACGACTATTCAACAGATATTGATGATTTAAATTCTTGTACATATAAAAGCAATGGGTATAGAAACCTATGTAGATACGATAACAACTCGAATACTTGTTCAGAACCAGCTTTACGTAGACAAACATACGAATGCTTAGATGGTCAATGCCAAAGTTCTGATAAAGAATACGATCCCATTAATAATGTTTATAATAGTATTTATGAATGTAAAGCATTTTGTCACCCGGCTATTCCTGACTCAGATTGTAGTTTTGAAAATGCTTATAAAAGTAATGGATATCGCACTCTTTGTAGTTATGATGGTGAAATAAATACTTGTAATAGTTGCCGTGAACCCAGCAACATACCATATTTCTTTGACCAAAACGTTCTTACACCATATTGTGAACCTACAGAATGTCAGTATGCAAAAAAATACAATTATTTAAAAAATGTAATTTCACAACTTAATACCCAACGTCCTTTACTTACCATTAGTGATGAATGCACCTCGAATTATGATCCTGAAGTAACTGAATTACCTGAAATTGATGAAATACCTGAAATCGACAATACATATTATCCAAACATGCTTTGTACGTCCAAAATTCCTCTTTCATACGATTTCAATCTTAAACCAGTATTATCATGCACTACAATTGAGAAATATTTATATTAAGATTCTTCATCTGATTCTTGTAAAACAGAATTTTCTTTTTCTATTAAATCTTTTGACTTGATGAAAATAGAAATTTTCCCTAAACTACCAACAGACGATTTAAAAAGCAAAGGAAGACCTTTTTTTGTATATATTTGAGTATTAACACTTAACCCCGCCATTTTTGTCACTCTAGATAGTTGTTCAGTATCAAAGAATTGATTATATTCTATTGTATTATCATTATCTTCTTCTTCATCGTCTGAATCACCCATTTCTCCAAAATCAACATGTCTTTTCATTACTCCCCCAGCATTACATATAAATTTAATATGAAAATTTTTAGCTACTACATTGACGCTATTTCCGATGTGGGCCATATCTTTGCACATCTTCTGATACTCCGAACTAGGAACAATTATAGGTTTTCCATACCCAGTAGGAATATCAATGTCTAGTGTTTGTATTGCTTGTATCTTAATAAAAGACGTTGTAATCCTGTTATTTTCTTTAGGAATAACTTTTATACCTAAATCAGTAGGCGATTCATCGTCAATAAATAATTGCATAGAATCTTTCTTCTTAATTGACTTAAGCATCTTATGAAAATGATTTAGATTAATCCCAATAAAAAGTTTATCCTTAGATTTAAATTTATACAAAGTAAAATTTTCACTCTCTAAAGAAACTTGAATCAAAATAGTACGATGATGATCCATCATACATAAATTAATACTGTTATTATCTATTTCAAAACAAGCTGTTTTTATGTTATTTTGAAGTAATTCTGCTAAAATTTTAATTGTGTACGCATTATTAGTTTTTGCTTTAAAAATTACTGTCATTTAAGAAACGATCTGAAAACTTTAAATTACATTAAAAAGTTTTTAACTCAGTATCAAAATGATTTTAAGTTAAGTAAGGAAAATACGAAACGAATTTCATGCGATGTATAAAGATTTGAAATTCGTTTCGTATAGGTTTAAAGAAATAAAAATACATATAAAATGACAAATAAACATTTTATATTATATAATATTCCATTCACTCAAAGAAGTGCTGATAATTTTGTAGATATTACAGCTATATTTATGTCAAAACAAAAAATATTTGCTAATTATTCTAGAATTAAAGCAGCAAAAGAAAATTTTAATAGATATGAAAACTCTGTTATAAAGTCAAATAAACATACTTGGTGTGATCCTAGATGTATTAAACCTGTTATTGAATGGTTACTAAAACCTACTATTATTGATTTTTCTACTATTCAAGAAGAATTAGATAAACCATTTCCTACTGATCAAATACCTAGTAAATGTAAAGAAAAATTATCTAAAGATAATTTTGAATCAAATAAACTCAAAAAAGACAATCTTGATGTTAGATGCAATCAATGTTATAACATTGATAGAGATGATAAAACCCATTATGATATCATTAGAAAAGATGGTTATATTAACGTAACTAAATTATGTAAAAAAGGAGGGAAAAAATTCAGTCATTGGAAATCTTTAGACAAAACTAAAACTCTTCTTAACCTTCTTTCTTCTAAACTCAATATCAGTGAACAAGAATTGATTAAGTTTAATAAAAAAGGTGGAAATAATGAAAGAGCGATATGGGTGCATCCATTAATAGCAACAAATGTAGCTAATTGGATTTCAGTAGAATTTTCAGTTGCTCTTTCTTATTGGATAGAAGAATGGAGAAATACAAGTAAAATAAACAATGATAAATATCTAAAAGAATTAAATAATCTTAATCCGTATGAAAAGGATAGAAAAGAAAAAGAAATACAACTTAGGTTACAAACCGAATTAAATGGTGAGATAGAAGTAAAAACAAAATTTGGATTTATAGATTTATTAACCGATACAGAAATAATAGAGATAAAAAATGGAAAAAGTTGGAAGCATGGTTTAGGTCAACTATGTGTCTATTCAAAATTTTATCCTGACCACCAAAAAAGATTACACTTATTTAATATAGAAAAAGATATAGATATAGAAAAATTATGTGAAGAATTTAATATAAAAATAACATATGAATAACTAATAACGTTTTTATATAAATATTTAAATTTACAATTAAAGTTATAAAAAATTAACTTAACTCTATAATAAATGGAAAAAGTTGCATATTTAGAAATTGATGATTTTAACAAAAATGGAACTCTTAAACCTTATGTAAACCAAGGGTTTCCAGTTGTTGTAATGGTTCAAGCAGGATATTGTGGGTATTGTACAAAAGCAAAACCTGATTTTCAAGAATTTGCTAAAATGAATTTACCTGTAGTAGCTGCGTGTATTGTAACAGATGGGTCTGATTCTGAAAAACAAGCAGGTTCAATTGTAAAACAATTGGATCCGTCTTATCAAGGTGTTCCTCATTATATGGGATTTGATAAAAACGGTAAGTTTATAAAACCTCATAACGGTAATAGAAAAACATATGATCTAATAGAATTTGCTAAAACTATTTAACTAAGTATAAGTTCTATTTTATATAATAAAATAGAACATTTAAATTAACGACTTGTAAAACGTGTTCAAGATATAACTTTACTCTTGAATGAAAAGTATTTATTAATTTAGTTTTAATAATACAGTATAAAAAAGAGTACTATCAATTGTATATTCTAATATTTTTAATTCATTTGTATCTTTACCTTTTATCTTTTTAACATCAGTTGGATTTTTATATGAATATAATGTAAAAGATATTGGTTTTATATTTTTAGAATGAATACCAGGGTTATATCCTTTTTTGTACCACATCATAGCTACGTCACTTCCTTTTTCTATAGATGTTGTATTTTGAGCTAAATATACATTTTCATCTACTAAACTATTTTTAAAGAAATAAGGAGATGAAATACCTATTTGAACTTCATCGTATAAAATATATTTTATATTATTTTCTATAATCCATTTTTGAACTGATTCTTCTCCAAATAATATGACTTGTCCGTCATACTTGTTAAAATCTGTAATATCAACATAAAAATTTTTAATTACAGTTCGAGAATGATATTGTAATATATTATCTTCATCGCGTTGTATGTTAAGTCTTAGAACATACACTAGTCTTTTTATAGTTTCTTCTGTATGAACAATTATTTTTCCATTTTTGGTAAATGAATTATTTTCTGTAAATGTTTTTGATATTTTATTTTTGTATATAAAGTCAGGATCAAGTTGAAAATATTTTTGTGCAAATTCTGCTACATTTTTATCACTTATATCTTTTCCAGAACTTTTCAAATACTTTGAAAAAAACCACATAGTATATTCAACTAAATAACGTGCAAATTTTTTGTTTTTATTATATTTTTCTAGCAACGAATCTTTGTCTGTGTTAAAACTTAATTCATCTTCTTTTGTTACAATACCATCGATTACTTTATCATCATTTTCAATAGGTATAGATATGGTTATATTACCCCATACTCCAGTAATTTCTTTTACAACATCGTCGATAATTGTTTGTGATTGTATTTTAATTTTTAATAAAGTAGCTAGTTTGATAGCAGTATCTACATCAGTTTTATATATTTTTGTATTTCTTATTTCTTTTACTTTTAATGGTTGTATAGGAGTTGTAATTATAGAAATTTTATTTGAATCAAAAACTATGGTAAGCCTCCTTGTTTTACCATAGGAATCAATCCATTGTGATTTAATTTTTATATTCGTACTGATAGGTAAATTTATTTCAACAATTGGTTTATTCAGAGCATAAGATTTCTGAAGATTTAAATATACATCTCTGATATTTTCTGATTCTTTATAAGAAAAAAACTCTTGTACTTTACTTGATTTTATATTATACTTTATTATCAATTCACATTGGGGAAAAGGATATTTTATGGAATCATCTGACTCACTTCCCATATGTTCATACACATATACACATCTATTTTCATTACGATTTCTATAATACGCTTGTGTATGTCTAGGTAATATCATTTCACCATTTAAAAAATTTTTAGTAAATAGAAAAATATTACATTTAAATTTATCTTCTAACAAGCGTATAAATAACCTTGGATCTAAATAAGTATCGCTTTGTAATAAATCTATTATTTGATTACTTGTTAAATCGTATAGTTCTTGACGACATAAAGCTACATTTTCTTTAGTAGCAAAAAGATGTCGTTGATCTATTAAATACGCTTCTAGTTCATCTTCGTCTGTAATTGACAAAATGTTTGTTTGATAGTTAAATGCTTCCATTACAGCATTTAAAAAACTATTTACATTTCTTTTTGAGCCTATTCCAGTTCCTCTTCTAACATATTCAAAGTTTGGATTTGGATCGGTTATTGTAAATAAATTTTCAATATCACTTGGTATATTTCCGTATTGATCATGTTTTAATATTTTGTTTGTTTTGATAATGTTTTGTTTTTTCTCTCCAGCATCATCTAAAGTTTTTCCTTCGTAATAATGTAAATATTTGGGATTTTTCATTTGGTTTGGTTTAAAACAGCAAGGCACGTAAGGATATGTAGAAGCATTTTTAAGTTTATTAAGTTTAAGTCCTACGTGTTTGTGTACTTTATGTTTGCATGTATAATAATTTTGACGTACTCCATCAAGAGGAAATCTAACAGCATTAGGATCTGCAGGAGCATCTCGAGGAAACTTTATTACTTGTTTACCTTCATTCATTAATTCTATTGCTTCTTCTTCATCCACAATGGTGGGCATTCTAGTAGGTTTACAATTTCTTGTATAGTTTGAAACAAAAAGGTCAGGAGCTTTATCGTTTAATTTTACTACTTCTTCTATCTTTTCTTCTTCTTCGATGTCTCCAAAATCTGGAATGTATTCTCTATAAAAATCTCGAATTTCATTATATTTTTGATCATAAAGAATAAATAATTTACCTAATATTTCTTTAAAAATTTCTACAGATTTACTATTATTACAATTTGATATTCTTACACGTATATAAGGTTCTCCAATAGGAAAAAAATCAAGATCTTCATCTTTCATACTAATATCTCCTTTAACCATTCTTTTTTCTGTTATTGTAGCTGATATAGATCCAGTATTTTGGTGCTCAAAATGTATGTATAACCCAGCTTTCTTTTTAGTAGCTTTTTCGTGATCATCAATACTTATAACAAGTTTGAAAATGTCGTCGTTCATTACCAAATCAGAAAATACGTATTTATCAAGAGTTAAATTTGGATAATAAAATACACCTATAATTTTACTTTCTTCTGTTTTTTCAATACTAATATCTATATCCGGAAAAATTTCTAATGATCTTTGCGTAAAAACATCATTAGAAACATTACCTTTACTATTGTCTATACTTATTTCAGCTGAAAAATTATTAGTTACAGGATCAAGCTTAATTATCGTATCTGAATAATTAGAAGTATTAGAATTATTTATTATATAATCTTTTTGATAAACTTTTAAAATCATTGAATCAGATGTTGTTACAGCCCATTCCGTAGATGGAATATAATCAGTTTTAATTTTATAAAAATTATGAGTTGTAACAAAAGGAACTAAAGGTGTTAACACGACAGAATTAAATAATTCTAACATAGATATATTATTCATTTCTAATGTTAAAATAAATTGTATATATTCTATTCTAAACGGAGTGCTTACAGCCGATTCAAAATTAAATTCATCAAATAATTTTACTGCTCTCTCAATTTTTTTAGATTGTGACTTAATACTCTTTTCTATATATAACTTAGTTTGTAATATATTTTTCCAGTCTCTTTTGAATTGAGAATGAGCTAAATATATTTTTCTTTTTACTAATTCATTTATTATTGAATCTAATACAACTTCTCCTTTATTAGCTACGTCTTTTTGTAATGTTTCATTATAAGATAGCCATACACCTACTATTTTATCTTTTACATTAAATTTATCTCCGAAATCTTTTTTACTTGAATCAATAAGATTAAAAACAGACGAATTATTCTTTGCATCATCTCTAATCTCAGATAAAAAATCTTTTACTATAATATTTTTTTTACTAAGTTCATCGTACGTCAATCCATTAGGAAAATATAAATATTCAGGCAAAGTTTTTAAATTAAAAGCAATTCTATCTTTTATTGTAAGTAAATTGTCAAGATCATAAATTTTAAATTTTTTTCCGTTAATCTTAACCATTTATTTATAGTTACAAATAAAATTATAAGATTGTATTTGTAATATTAAATTGATATATTTTTTTTTTATTTAATATTATATCAAACAATGAACTACGCTGTAAAGATAAACATTCCTCTCCCTATTCCAAAGTTTGAGACAATCGGTAATCATTACGCTACCTTTTTAAGAGGTGGGAAAAAATGGTACAAAAAATGAGCCTTACCCTGTTGAATGGAAAGGATTGTCATCAGCATCCACTCATGCTGAAATGAATCTTATTGTAAGCACTTTGCGTCATATGAAGAAGAATGTAGGAAGACGAAAATATCATTCATCTGAATATAATTACGGCAAGTTTCCTAATACTCTTATTGTTATTTCAATATATAAGAATCAATTACGAAATTCTCGTCCATGTAACGAGTGTATTAAAGTTATGAGGATGTATAATATTAAACGAGTTGTGTATTCAACTGGTAATTTAGAAGAACCTTTCCGTATGGAAATTGTTTCATCTATGGTTTTTATGTGTCAATCACGTGGAAACAGATGTACGAATCATTAAAGAATTTAAACACATCCATTTTCTTTCATTTTGCGTATTTTTTCTCTAACCATTTCTTTATCAAGAAACCTTGCTCCACATGTATAATTAGCACATTCTACTTCTAAATTCTTATTGTATCTTTTTACTCCATCCATGTAAAAAGATTGATCATCAAATAATACAACACATTTATCAGGAATATCTGGATAAAATAAATCTCTACCATACACCATATCAAATCCTTTAACATATCCAGGATCTGATAATACTTTGTTAGAAGGCCAGTTATGTGGTTTATTTTCACTTCCAGCTAGTATAGAAGTGCTATTATACATTCTCTTATTTTTTTGAAAATGTTTACATAATATATTTGACATCCAGTTTTTTGAATTATATTCAAGACCTCCTGCAACATTTCCATTGCATATATGAACTAATCTTCTATTACTAGCTGTTATAATTCCTACATCAAAATTATTTTTTAAACATTCTTCAATTATTGAATCAACATCACCTTTAGCAGTAGTTAAAGTATCATCAATATCAAAATAACATATTCCTTTTACATTCGTAGAATCTTTTACATTCGTAGAATCTTTTACATTCGTAGAATCTTTTACATTCGTAGAATCTTTTACATTCGTAGAATCTTTTACATTCGTAGAATCTTTTACATTC